CTGCATATGCAAGGGCACTGAAAATAAAACCATATTGATCTGTATGAACAGCATAGGCTATCCAAAGGCATTCATTAAATAGCAGTACAAACCATCCCCATATGGTTTTACGACCAACAAAGAAGATTCCTGTTACACCAATAACTGCTAATATCCATGACCACATTTTATTTACTCAAAATCTAACTGGTTTTCAAACATGCTAGTCATGTAATTGCTTTCTCCTCTTGCTACCTTTGCAGCAAGCATACGCATACCAACTGCGTTGGTAATAGAATCCTCAATAGGTAGAGCCTCAATGGCCCTGGCAATCTCTTCTCGTAATGTCATTTCGTCTATGCTCATATATCCATTGTACAGTTCGGCGGACAGTTTGTCAAGTTCGGCGCAAAATAGAGTAGCAAACCTTCCCCTGAGTCTAACGACTCACCCTTGGTTAACAGACTTCAATTTGCTCAAATAATATTTATACTCTGAGACTAATCTAGATTTCTTACTTGAGTTACATTTTCTACAAAGTGGTTGAAGGTTTCCAATTGAGTGGTTTCCCGACCTAGATATGGGAATAATATGATCCATCGTAATCTTTTCTGTAGCACCGCAAAAGGCACAGGGAGAGTCATAAAGGCGTTTATATTCTTTATCTAATATCTTGAAGGCCCTAGCATCTTTGGCTATCTTACGTTTGATATGAGCGTTGGCTACATGAAGGGTAAACCTTTCACGGTTTGCCTGATTCCAAGCCTTAGCAGTTGCTACACGCTTTTCACTGTTTTCTTGACGATAGATAGCCTTTTTAAGCATATAGGCTTGGTCTTGTTTTTGTTCTACCCAACGCTTTTTATTTTTCTTTTGCCATTGTTTCTTATACTTTTCTGGATTAGCCTTTGCCCAAGCCTTAGCATATTCTTTGCAACAGGTTTTGCACTTTGCAGAGTTCTTGTAGAAATTATCTAGAGCAGATTCTATTAGACATTTACGACAAACCTTTGTATCCATATACTAAGTCTATCAATTTTTGCACGGTATGTCAAGAATGCTCTTTACACACAGGCATAGGTATATTCTCTACAGTATCAAAGCAATGTCTGGGCTTAGAGCATATATAACATAGGCTCCAGAGTTCTTTATTATTTAATCGTACCTTATTAAAATATTTTTGTTGCAGATCCTGTTTTTCTTTTTTAGACAAAGACAATTAAATTGTCCAAAACTTCTTCATATCTGGTAAAGTTGCTGGATCTTTTGTAGGTATGCCTGCTTTAGCATATGCTGCTCTCATAGTAGGATTATTATCAATAGCAAGATTAACTGATCCTTTAAGTTTTAAACCTACTTCATATTTATATTTAGCGGTATCAGAACTAAAACCAGGATTCATAATAAGACGAGAGTACTTAACACCTGCTGCTCGTAATGCTTTAACTGTTTCTGACCTTTGAGATTCATTTCTTCCAGTTACAATTATTAATGAACCTGGAAGTGAATTTACATAATCAATTACTCTTTGAATAGGTTGTGTACCGTTACTTAGTAGTGTTCCATCAATATCTACTATTGTAGACATAATTATTAATTCATTGAAGGCTTAGTAACTGCCTTAAGTTGCCAATGCCATTTTTGATGTTGATCAATACGTTCTGCAAGGAAGTTTGCAACACCTTGTTCACGAGCCATATCAGCCACATCAAATGTATCTTTTAAAACTACTAAAACTGCATCATTTGATATAAGAAGATCGCCAGCCATTACTACAAAATCAGAATTAACATCAGTTTCTGCTACATTCTTTGATAGTTCTACAAAACGTGAAAGTTTAAATGGAGCATATGTATCTAAACGACGAAGGTTTTCTGCAAAGCCATCAATTGCTTCTTCATAATCATTATAAATCATTTCAAAAAAAGCATGTGCTTGAGGAAAATCATCTCCTTCAACATTCCAATGGTATCCATGTGCTTTAAACTTTAAGGCTACAGTATCTGCAAGAAGAGCCTTTAATAGTTCAATTAACTTTTCATTCATATATACATTGTACCACCTTAATTGCTTTATAATGTATACATGGAGCAAGCAGTACTATACCTACTATACAGTCCAACACACAGGGCTATTAAGATAGGCATATCAGATATCTCAGGTAAAAGGTTTGCAAGCCACAGGACCAAGGGTTGGATCTTGATTAAGTATTGGCATTTTTTTGAACGGTATAGGGCAAAAGAAGTAGAAACTATAGTACTAAGAACACTAAGGGATAGATACGGACATTATCTAACTAAAGAACAAATGCCTCATGGGGGATATACGGAGACATTTGATGCAAATAAAGTCACCAAGAGGATGTTGATCCGTATGGTCAATAAGGCTATAAAGGACAGTTCGTAATCCTTATATACCCTGATTATTTACAGGCTAGACAGTAGTATGGAGCACGAAGGTTGTCTCTATGGGTATAGATGGTTTGAGAGCACTTAGCACATCTTGCATGGACCATAGGACCTTCTTCTTTGACTGGTGTTTGTACAGTTAAGGTTCTTGTATAGTATACCTTTGTGGCATACCATGTGATTAGTATTGCGATTATTGTTAGCATCAGTCTATTCTATCACATCAAGGTTAACAGTTATCCACAGGTTTAACTACTCTGGTTTTATTCACTTATGCTATACTTGAATTATGATTAATGATGGCGTAAACAATGTACCAGATAATAAAATAGCCGTATTTAATGTTTCAGGCAAAAAGATAAAAATGTCAAATATTGTTGAAAAGCCATCTAAAAAAAGATCTTGGTTTCATCCTTGGTTTTATCGCTGTATTCCCCTTACTATAGGCAATCAGTACGGATTTGTTATAAAAAACAACTTTCCTTTTGAGGTAGTATGGAATGGAGGGTCAATGCCGAATGATGTTAAAGTTTTTTATAAAAATGAAAAACACAAGTCTATTTACCCAAAATTTTTAACACACTTTGGAAGTGGAGTTCTTACCTTAGAAACACCCTTTGTTTTTAGAACTCCACCAGGAGTAAATATTATGACCATTAATCCACCAAACTTTGTTGTCCCAAACATGACTGTCATGACTGGTGTTGTAGAAGCAGACAACCTAAGATATACCTTTACCTTTAACTTAAAACTACAAGTTCCCCATGTAAGAATTGCAATACCAGCAGATACAGAACTTGCAGCTTTTATCCCAATTCCAAGATATTTTGCAGACAGTTTTGATTTAGTAAAGGCAGAAGATTTATTTGACAAAGATATCTATGAGGAAGAAATTACTGCGTATAAGGATGCACAAAAAAATAGACATGAATTACAGATTAAGTATAATAACTCGTCAGATCAGGCTGACTCTTTCTACAGTAGAGGGATAGACGTTTACGGCAACAAATTTAGTGATCATCAAAAACCTTAGTTATCCTCAAGGTTTACTGTTTGAATATCATTAGAGTGACACATATCATCATCCATAGCCCCACAAACAGTACAGGTTACTTGACCATCAAGGTCTAATTCATAGTTGCATCCATATTTAGTACATGTCATATATACATCATACCATTCGGCGAAAAAATTGTCAAGTTTTTAAAGTTCGGCGGAAATAGAGGTAATAAACCTCCACCTGCCCTACACGGGCAACATTGGTTAACAGCCTAAAAATTCCTATGCTTCCAATTTAGCAGGGTATATACGAACTCTCCATACCAAACCTTACTACAACGCTTAATGCCATCTTCCCCATAGTGGTCATACATAAATAGGATTAGTTTGGTTTTGTCCCTTGTTCTCAGAAATTTGCCACATGAGATACAAGACTCAAAGATATACTTAGGCAAAGGTTTGTCAAAATCTACATTGTTTTTCTTCATCAAACCAGCATATCAGAAAATTCGGGGAAAGTCAAGACAGTATCGTAATGTCTAGTATAAATACATCTATGAGAGCCTCTTTGACATGCACAAGTTATCTTGAGTGTTCTCATAGTCACCAAATGCTTCACAAGGTTCAAAGCCCATGGAGGTATATAGAGCCCTTGCTGCCTTGAAATTCTCACCTGTTCCAGTTTCAAGACTTAGACGAGACAGGCCCTTATCAATAGCAAAATTTGAGATGTGCTCAACTAAGGCTCTTCCCACACCCTGCCCTCTTGCCTTGGAAATTGTATGCATGGACTTCAATTCGGCATGATCTGACTCAAGTATTCTTAGTGCACCCACTCCAACCAGATCCCCATTCAATTGTGCTCCAAACACAGTCACATCTGGAGTTGTTAATTTGGAAACATCTAATGCATGAACATGTTCTATTGGGGTTGATGCCATACAGAAAGCCAAATGAGTTTGGAGAATTGCGATCATCTCATCGTCTTGTGGATTACGAATGGATATTTGAATAGTCATATTCTAAGTATATACTCGCAGATGTGGTTTGTCAATCATAGTTATCCACAGCCAATAGGCTAAAAATGTCATAGTTATCCACAAGTTATCCACAATTAAATGTTACTGATATTTTTTAGATTTATCTTAAAGTGGAGGAAAGTGGAGGATAGTGGGTTATTGGCCATTTATAAGAGGGGGCTCGTAATCCCGCAGCGGACAAACCTCACATCCCCAAACCTTCAAACCTTACAAACCCTGGCAGATTATACTCCCAAACCTCTCATTTGTCAACCATATTTGATAACGATTTGATAACAAAACCCTATATAAAACCTTGCAGAAATGTGAGAAAAATGTAGAAAACCTTACATAAAAATCTATAAAGGTTTGATAATATTCTAAAATCCAGGGAAAAATATATGTCCTTCGTAATGTCTTTTATACTGTAGGGTTTGGTATATCTTTTGATCCCCCGCTGCAGAATGTCTGATAGTATTATGAATCATTGCAGGGCGGGGGATAAATAAGAGAGTTCATAATACCCCTATAGGAATAACAAACCATACATTCTGGTTTTTGGATATAGAGGTTTGACATGCAAAGGTTTGTATGATATAAGGTTTGTTAAGTAAAAACTAAGGTTTGTTAAGTAAAGGCTAAAACCCTGCAAAATTTTTTATTGGTTCGTAATGTCTAGAATCCTGGGAAAAAGATCTTCGATTCGTAATAAGGTTTGATGGTTGAAAGGTTTGTCGAAAAATCTCAGTCTTCTGAGGCAGCCATTTCCAAAACCTCATCAAGGGTCATGCCCTCAATGATGTCATCTTCAGTTAGTTTAATAGACTGAAGAAACATTTCAAAGGTATCAATTATATATCTGCGTCCATCATCTGAAACTTCTACAACTAATCCCTGGGCAGTTAGATATGCTAATGGTAAACCAAGATCGTTGAACTCTATGAATGCCCTGAAATCTTTTTCTTCCTTATAGCCTTCATACAACTCCCCCAGGATTACACACTGGGTTGCAAAGTCTGTCATACCTGTGCCTTGAAAAAATCAGCAGGGTTGTCATACATTGTCTCAGGGTCAATCTCTCTGATGTCACAAAGAGTACGCCATGCTAACTCTAACTGTGACTTACCTGCCTCTGTAGGCTCTGCCCAACCACCTGCAACAAAATCTGCAAGACCAAGACCGTCTTCAAGGTCTTTCCAAAAGTCAGAAGGCAGATACTCTACATCTTCTAACTCTAATGCGTCTGTATTAATCTGTGAAAGAATAATAGCAATCTTACCAAAGTCCACTTCTCCACCGCTCTCTCTGTAGGTTGGGGTCTAGAATACCTTCTTTTTCATACTGGGCACTCTCAATCATAGCAATTAATCTATTGTATGTCAAGTGTGGCAATACCCTTGCCAACATAATTCCTGTTTGGTCAAGGTCTAGATTTAAGTCTTCTATAATAGTTTTAATTCTCATGGCTACACGCTCTTCTGGCGTGACACCCTTACTAATCCTAAAAGTCATTTAGTCCCCTTCTATCCATTATACCAAAAGGATAGGGGGAGGGCAACCCACCACAGTTCACCCTCCACCCTTTAGCAGGAAGAGTGACCCTACTCCCCCACCAGCGCAGCGACAGGCTTGTACGCCTGTACAAATAGGTCCCAGTCTGCCTTAACGTTACCGTCAATAACTGTTTCCTGAACAATATCAATTATAACGGTTTGATCACCTAGGTCAGACAATGTATCATTAATAGCATAAATGCCAAAACCCGTTGACTCTAGAATGCTATCCTGCATAAGATAACTAATAACCATACGTGTTAGGTATGACTCATCGCCCCAACGTGGTCGTGCATGGTCTAAGGCCATTGCTAGGTCCCGCTGCCATTCATCCTGGCCCCAGTGACTGTATAGCACTACTGCAGGTTTGTCTTCACGGTCTTTAAATACAAAATTAATACGTGCTCCCATTATTCGTCTACCTTCCAAGATACAATTGATAATTGGTTTAATACTTCATTGCATAGGTCTGTCTCGTTATCTGATTCAGCTTCATATGTAAAATTCATAAATGAACCTGTAGGTTCAAATATTACTTCTACTTCATAGTTAGGCATTTTGGGTCTCCTCTAGGTTTGTTTGTTCAATTATCTCATCACCGTCATCATCTGTCAAGTCCTCATCTTCATCATCTTCAAACATTGTATCAACAATGTAGTCCCTGCTTAACATCCATTCTTGTACGTCTTCATGATGATACTCTGCCCCCTGCTCCAGGGAGAACCCCATGCCAGCCTCTACTGCTTCACAAAGGTGGTCCCACATCTGATCTTTAGTTCTATTAGCCCTGAAGGTCTCATCCTCCAAGATATTATTGATTGTTGACCATGTCCATAGCCATACTAGCGAAAGGCCAAGATCTGTAGTGTCAAGAATTTCTAAGCATTTATTTAGTTTATCTTTATCTTCTGGTTTCATGGTGCTACCTTTCTATATTCTGGTACCTTGGTGTCTAAGTATATCTTGTGCGTAGGACATTCCGCAACTGCCTGTAGGTCTGCCTCGCCAAGCCAATTACAGTTGCCACAAATCTCACCGCAGTCTGCTTCTTCGCAGTATTCCATTTGGTTAATGGCATCACAATCACGACATTGGTTGTCGTATTCTGATTCTGAGATAATCTCACCACGTAAGATTTCTAATTCACCACCCCAACCTGTCTCTTCCTCATATGATAAGGTAAAGAGTAATGTTGGGTATTGAGCAGATAATTTTTGAAGGGCATTCATAGGACGAGACCAAGCAGTATTAAAGTTATAGTGGACCACATAGTTCTCACCGTTTGCTGCTTCTTCAATAGTTGTATCAGGATACTTATCTTCTTCAGATACGGCTACATCCCATTTTGTTCCCCACTCACGGACATTAAAGTTGTACCAGTCATTGGTCTCAAACTTCATTGCCTCAGAAAAATCGGTGGAACGAGGAGGTTGTCCATGATATACCTCATCAGTAATACCAGCATCTCTATAGTTGTAAATGTTGTGGAATGCAAAGATAGGATTAACATACTTAGTCTGCTTGACCTCATATGCTAAATCACCATTAGCAATAATAGAATGAACAAATGGTTTATTCATCTGTGTGATTAAAGATTTAACTTGCTCAGGATTACCTTCAATAGTTAATCCGTTATATACCCAGTTTGGCATGGTGGCTTCTTTCTATTTGGTGGTTTAATATAATTCTACAGTAATGTCAGCAGGTTGTCAACTGTAACTGACGATTGCTCATCTAGTGCTACAGATGAAATATATTCCTTATCATAAATAATATGGTAGGCTGCTGACAAACCATCAACAAAGCCACTAGCCTCTGTGCGTTCCATAGACTGCATTGCGTCTGAGTAGTCGCCATCTTCTTCATCTTTGGCTATCTGTAAGAAATCTAAAGTAGCCTTGTCAATCATCTGTTCTAACATTTCTTGCGGGGTCATCGCTTCTCCTCTATGTGTTTACGGTCTATAGATAAATTATAGGTCATGGCATATACATTTGTCAAGGCCTCTAGGTACCCTTCCAAAAATCTATCGTCATTGTCTCCGT